CGGCCGTCGTCGGGGTCTGCAAATGGAATATAAGCTTCAATCATACTGCCACCACGAAGATTCGTTTTTTTAGAAATCACATCCAAATATTGCTGGAATAAATATGCAGAAGTATGAAAAACCTGTACACCGGCATTCGGGTCTTTTTTATCCCACACATTATACAGCGTTCTTGGCCAAGCTGCATATTTCAACGGCATCAATTCTTCTTTTATTGCACCTTGCGCCGCTCTTTTACGATATTCTGCACACACCGGACACTTGCATTTTTTGTTCGGAAAAGTTTGTTCAAGACAAATAATATCTCCACCGGTAACTGAAGCATTTTTATGAACGAAAACCCGTAACACATATGCATATTTACCCGGCCCGGAAATGGGATCATTTTCACCAGTAACATATGGAATAATATCAAAAATGTTCGAGCCCTCTTTACACTTGAAAAACTTTACGCCTTCCAAATCTTTCCTGAACAAACTGGAAGTATTCCTGTATTGATTACTTTCTGTATTTTGCCGGCTTTGCAATTCCTCTTTCATTGATCTTCTACTCGGTCTTGCCATTGTCAATCTCCTCTTTTTTAACACGTTTTGTCAAATTATATTTTGCTTGAAAATAACTTAAGAAAAAACCGTAAACAAATATCCGCCCAACTATATAAATTAAAGCCAGCCCTGAAAGAACGTAAAATATGTTTTTTAATAAGTCAATCATGATTACCACTAACCCCGGTTGTTTCTGTTGATTTTAAGACCTTTTCTAATTTCAACATCCTGTTCAATGGATTGTTGATTTTTACGCTCCACGGCCCTGTCTGTATTGCTTGTTGGATCAGAATAACCACTTGACATGTGATAACCAACCGAATCGTCCCGAGATAAATTTTCAAGTGACTTTTTCTTCTGTTCCATCGCCCACTTAACAGCATCAAGCTTATTAACTTCTTCTTCGGCATCAATAAGTTTGGCAGAAACTTCTCTGTATTCAGGTGTTGACCTTATTTCGGCTTCAATGCCTTTATCTGTAATCTTTTTGCCGGCCATTTCTACATCAGACTTTACTTTTTTATACTGTTCGGCAACCAAAACTTTTTTATCCAGCCAAATACGATCTTTTCTGGCCAATGCTTCGGCATACTTTATTGACCAATTAGCATAAAGGCCCGGTTGACGAATCCATTCATCATCAAGATTTTTACCAACCGCAACATCTTCTTCATAATTTAATTCAGTCACCTTACAAACCCCTTCTATTTTATAAAATTAACAACCAAATCATAAAGGCCAACTCCATATTTATCTAAAACAATATTTGCCATAAGAATTTCAAGCCTCACAAAGTATCCAATTATTTTACCCTTATCTTCTTCCGTCAAAGTATTATTTTTTGCTAATTCGTCAAGATTGACCATAATATTTTGAATAATAATTGGCATATTCAATTTAAAATCATCTGCAAAAATTCCTTTTATCTGACCAGACACATAAGGCCACGCCTTTATTGATTTTTCGGCAGAAATTTCACCAGATTCCGCAGACTTTTGAAATGAAGAACCAATACTTTTTCCAATTCCAGTTGCTATTTGAGTTGATGCACACCCTGAAAAAAAAATCAAAATAGCAAACATCAATATAAAAGATACAAATTTATATTTCATTTTTACAATGTCTCCAATTATTTGGACGCCATATAACAAGCATACGTTAACCCGGCCTTGCCAGTATACATAAACGATTCCAAAAATTGTTCAATAATCATTGCTGCCCTGTCATTCGGTTTACCACCAAGCAAAACCGCATTCATATATCCCAATACCGCATACCGAACTTTTTCCGGTTCATCTGTAAGTGCTTTCAAAATTACAGTAATTTCTTTCCACTTTTTACCATAAAGCAAAGCCTGAATAAGGTCTTTAACAATATGGTTAACAGATGTAGAAATAAGCGATAATGCATCGACTTCATTTTCAACATCCCGAACCATATCTATCGCAACGATAATTTCCCTCGGTACGCCTTCACAACACTCCATAATGGCCTGTTTTACGGCCTGCGACAACGTTATACCTTCGTCATGACAGACCCACCGAATCAGAAATTTCATGCCTTTATCGTCAAGTGGTTTTACCGAATAACATTTAGCCCGGCTTTTAATCGTTTTTGGAACCTTGTTTTCCTCGGTTGTACAAAGAACAAAATAACAATGCGGAGGAGGATTTTCCAATGTTTTAAGAAGCGAATCAAAAGCATTACCTGTCAACCTGTGACACTCATCAATGATATAAACCTTGAACTTGCCGTTGCCAAGCGGTGAATATTGGGCAGATTCTTTTATTGCCCTTGCACCATCAATACCGGTATTGTCTGCCGCATCAATTTCAATAACATCCATTTCAGATGCACCAACTTCATTTGCTATTAAACGAGATATCGTTGTTTTCCCACAACCCCGAGGCCCCGTAAGCAAAAAAGTTCTTGTTCGTTCCAAAGACCCGACCAACGAACTTATCATAACTTGATTACCAATATATTCATCAAAATTCTTTGGCCTGTATTTAAGATGTAATTCTTGTCTTTCTTTTGCCATTGTTCCTCCACAATTATTTTTATTTTAACAATCATAAACTTGTTTATTTGATTTTTTATAAGGGACGCTTCCGGCCCATCTCTTATTCTTTGGCATTGACCGGTTATGTTATTTAATGTTTTGATTGGGGCCATCCCTAATTTTTTGAAGAAGGTTAAAATACCCGGCTACCGGCCGGGATAAAACATATTTATTTATTGAATTCGCAAACAGGTTAATATAAATAACAGTCTGATCCCTGATTCTTGGCAGACCGTTTCCGGAAGTATGCCTAAAAACGAGGGCAAAAATGGCAAGCAAGGCAATCAAGACAAAAAACATAAAACTGTTATCAAAATTAAAATAATATAAAATGAAAGAATAATCAAAAAAACAAAATAAATTATCGTCAACATAAGCAGATGTTTTATAAACAATATATTCCATTTACAACCCCTTTGTTTTTAATGCTTTTCGTTCCTCAACCAACCTTAAAATAATTATAACTCACGATTTGCCAAGCCGAGAAACTTTCTGCATATCAACGACATTTATTTTTTCCTGATGAATCGCCAACAGAAAAAGAAAAATAATCTGACAACTTACCAGTTGGCTTTTCACCAAAGGCACCTATTTCTGCCAATATTTTACCAGCACCTTCATCATTAGAAACTGGAACCGGGCTCAACGTAAAGAACCCCTTCTTTGTTGGCGTTCTGTATGCCGCAAACTTCTCGGCTGTTTTGTCGCCCACGCCCTTTATTTCTATAAAAGGTACAAACAGGTCTTTATCTTTAACGACCCATTTAAAGGCATCTGAAATGCCAATTTTCGGGAAAACAATATTCAAGCCCAAACGTTCAGCTTCTTCAACCAATTCTACCTTTTTGCCTTCTGCCCCAAATGTTAAATTTGCACAAATAAATTCAGCAGGATAATACAATTTCAGATATGCACAATTATGAACAACAATACCATTCGCCAAAAAATTATGAGGTTCTTTTTCCATAACAACATCATACATCACTCTTTTTTTCCATTTAGAAATTTTCTTTATTGGTTCAAATATTATTTTTTCACCACTCCTCATAAAATCTTCTTCTAAAAGAAAGTGCAATTTATTTTCAATCTGATTTATATTTGTAATAACAACAAGCGGTTCTTCACCAAATTTATCTTCAAAATATTTTTCTGGTCGATTCATACCATCAAATTCAATATAAACCCCTTTGCAATAAAAATCGGCAAACTTACCATTTATTTGAACTTGTGTTTCATGCTTCAAATTATTTTCAAACAACCAATTGTCTAAAACATATTCATTTTTACTAAATACCATATGTCCATCTTTAGCATTACCAACAAATCTTGACTTAAATCCATTTTCAGATTTTGCCGCCGCTTCAATCCACGGCAATAAACGCCGTTCTCTTTCATCCGGAGACATTGTTTTCCAACGTTTTTTCATAACTCCAATTCTTGCAGCTTCTTTTCCACCAGCACTACAAAATCCCAATCTTTTTTTTCTTTCATCCGATGATAAGTTCATCCAATGTTTTTTCAAAGAAAAAGATATTTTTTCACCAACTCCCGGCTTCGAAGAATTACTAATTCGTTTTTCAACAGCAACCAAATCACCACAATTCAAATCTTTTAAAGCAACATATCCATTTGAAGTTAAAAACTTATGATCCTTGCTACAACAAATTGTTTTTCCAGATTTCATACGAACCTTGTAACCCATTTTCAAATCAACATTTTTAGCCCCAGTTGTTCTAATTATTTTTTTTACTTTTCCGCAAACAGTTTTCTTTGTTTTTTCATCATAACAAGCAATATTTTTTATTCCTGTTTTAAATGCTTTTGAAATAGAGATGTATTTTTTATTATCCCAATCATAAAGCCTCGTAGTTCCATCAACACACCAATAACTTATTAATGCATACTCGATAGAATGAGACTTGTTGAAAGAATACTTGGAATGACTTTGCAATGCTTCCCAGAACTTATTAGCTTCAATCTCACTAAGCGTTTTTTGTTCCTTACAACCTTCAACGAACATCGTTCTATATTCATCAAACATTGCTTTGTCACGCTTTTTAGAAATGATCTTCCTAATTTTATCGGATGTTGAATAACTTAAACCGGCAACCCTAGAAATAACCTGCATTACCTGTTCCTGATAAATTACAATTCCATATGTTGACTTTGTAATATCTTCATATATCGGATGCTTTTTCTTCCATTTGGCTCCATGTTTACGAGCAACAAAATCTTCCGTCATACCGCTGTCAGCTGGCCCCGGCCGCACCAATGCAACCACGTCACTCATTAAACTAAAATTATCAATAATTATTCTTTTTGTAAGTTTTGTTGTTGCCCATGTATTAAACTGAAAAACTCCAACCGTTTCACCATTGGAAAGCATCTTGAATATTTTTTTATCAGTTGGTTGTAATTTTTCAAAAACAATTTCTTTGCCGTAATTCTGTTTTACCAACCGCCGAGCTTCATTCAGAATGGAAAGTTGAACCAGCCCCAAAATATCCAATTTCATAAGGCCCAAAAATTCACAAGCATCTTTATCCCAATTAACAACTTCCTGCCCTGAGCGTGTTGAAATATTACATTTGGTGCCTTGTGTTAAATCTTCTTCCGAAACAATAAGTGCCGCAGCATGTTGACCGCATCCTCTTGTTTGACCCTCCAAGCGACAAGCCAAGTCGGCCACCTTCGGATATTTTTCATTAAAAGCTAAACCTTCAGGGGTTTCTTTTAAAGCCCTTAAAACGCAATCTGTGTCTTTTTTATCTGTAGGGTCTTCAATAACCTTTGCAAACTTATTTACTTCATCCAATGGTACATCAAAAACCCGAGAAACATCACGGATAACGCCCTTGCCCTTCATCTTAGAAAAGGTTGATACAGAAGCGATATTATTTTTGCCATACAGTTCTTCAAGGTGTCCGCGTATCAAGGCCCGCTTCGTGTCTTCAAAGTCAATATCAATATCAGGGTAATCCAACCTGTTTTCATCAATAAATCTCGAAAACAACAAATCATATTTTATTGGATCAACACTTTTCGTTATACCAATCAAATAAGCAATTAAGCTACCACCGACACTTCCACGCCCCGGCCCAGTCATAATGTCATTGTCAGCACACCAATTAATCAATTCATGAACAATTAAAAAATATCGTATAAAATTTTTATTTTTAATCAATAAAAATTCTTCTCTGAAACGGTCTAAATACCTTTCATCCCAATCATCAGTTCCAAAAATCTTTCTGTATCCATCAAAACATAACTTCCGCAGGTAAGAACCTTCTTTTTCAGTTGGCACCCCAGCAACCGGAGGCAAAAAAATTTCCTTCTTTGTAATTTCAAAACCTTCACATTTTATTGCAACTTCCATTGTATTATCAATAGCTTTAAGCAAAAATTCTTTTGGAATAACACTTTGTTCTTGGAATGCATGTAACATTTCTTCTGCAGACCTAAGATAAAGCCCTGTTGTTTCAAACTTCCACCTATCTTTATCATTCCATTTGGCCTTCATTTGTACGGCCAACAAAACTTCTTGAAGCACTGCATCTTCAAAATTAACATAATGGCAATCATTTGTTGCAACAACTTTTGCACCAAGTTCTTCAGCCGCTATCATTGCCTTGCGATTCACATCAATCTGCCGCAAAAACTGATGAGGCATTATTTCAAAATATAAATCATCTTTTATTTTTCTGTGCAATTTCCAGAAAAACTTTTCGCCTTGTGGAGTATAAATAGGACTTGCAGCACAACCAGATAAAAAAACAAGACCTTCGCAATTTTTTAAAATAATAGAATAATCAACTCTTGGTTTATAATAAAACCCTTGTAAATTTGCAGTACTTAACATTTTGCAAAGATTCTGAAAGCCGGCATCATTTTTTATCAATACCGTTAAATGCTGCCGGCTTTTATTCTTCTTGTCTGAAATGTCAGGAACCACATATAATTCACAACCCAAAACCGGCTTGATACCAATTTTTTTTGCAACGGATTGAAAATTTAATAAGCCGTCGATGTTGCCATGATTCGTAAGTGCAAGGTGTGTTTGCCCTAATTCTTTGGCCCGTTTACACCATTCTTCCGCCTTGCCAACACCATCCAAAAGGCTGTATTCATTGTGGACATGAAGATTACAGAACATTAAATTTTACCTTTCGCTGAATTATGCAACAAGCGCCAAAACACTATCCAAAGAACCAGTTTTCATCAAAAGGAACTTGTTGTCCTTAAGAAAGAACTTCTGGTTCAAATGCAACATATCAACGAAAACTTTCGGGTTCACTTTTATAACGCCACCATCAGGAAAACTCCATTCGCCCTTTGCAATCTTTTCCTTTATCTCACCAAACTCCTTACCA